CTCCTCAACCGAGCATCTCAATGTCCGTCTTCCCCGGAAGGATCTTTGGGATGCTTTCTGCAACTACGACAATGCCCAGCGGAAATTCAATACCCCTACTTCCTTCAAGAAAAAGTTCATTATGTACTGTGCCTGGAAAGGTTTTGTTTTCAATCCTCAGAAATATGACAGCACCACTGGCCTGCCTTTTCAAACCGACAAAGATGGCCGCCCTGTTGTCGATGACAAAGCCGGAGGCATTGAATACTTTACCATCGGCACCGGATCACTCGGTACCGATTCTATACAGGAAACAGCAGACCCCATGGGATTACCTATTTCTAATAAAATTGATTATTAACCCTTTAAATTCAAACAAATGAGTGTCAACAAATCTATCTTTATCGGCTACATGGGCAACCAAGCCGAAGTCAAAGCAACTGATTCAGGTATAAAATATGCCCGGTTCTCTATTGCCTGTACCGAACGTGGATATACTCGTAAGTCCGATAACGTCCAAATTCCCGACCGAACCGAATGGATTCCGGTCATTGCCTGGCGTAGTCTGGCCGATCTCATTGAGAAATATACCCGTAAAGGCAGTAAACTCTTCATTGAAGCACATTTCACCTCTTCCCGGTACGAAGACTCCACCGGAACGAAACGTACCTCTTTCGAGTTCATTGCAGATAGTATCGAACTGCTTGATCCCAAAACCGATGAACGTCCATTACCTCCGGAACCAATACCATCAACGGAGAAAATGAGCTATAACGAGTAAAACAGTATCCTTATGAATCTCTCTTCCTACAAACTCAACAGCATTTCCGAGGTTCTTCCTCTCTATAAAGAGGACCCCGGCCGCTTCATGCGATTCTACAATACGATCTATCTTTTATTATGCAGCATACCGCCACTCGGCTCGATACGGGTGGCCGATCATTGCCAGCCGGCATCTTATAGTATCTTTATAAAATGTGTCTGCTTATGTATTCTTGAAGAGCGTCATCAGAGCGAAGAGATTGACAGGATGTTGGAGTTTTCTGATGATTACACGGAAATTCGCCGGTCCGGAATATTCCGGAAATTCGTTTATCAGAACCCTTTTTACCAACGACGAAAGGAGTAGAATATTCCAATTTATTACTCTGTAAAGGTACGCAAATTAAACGATATATGCAACAAAATCATGATAAAAAAAGAGAATAAAATATATGTAATAGTATCGACTGATCCGCATGAGCGCGAACAGACGATTGCTCGCCTGGCCGTCCGTCTCAACTTTGCGCGTGTGCCTTCCGATGCCCTCAAGATCATCAGTAAGGACATATATTCCATCGACCTCAATACTGCGTATTTCGTTCTTTGCAGCAATTACAATTTCCGTGGTTCCGTCATTACCACACAGCGCCTCTATGAACTCGCCGCACGGGGTATCTGTGTTGTGGTTGGCGTGAAGTCTCTCCCGCGTGAATACGAGATGATGGCGCAGGTATTCTATCCGGGTGATTTGCGTTAGTACAAACAAGACATTTCTATTTTGTTTAGTGTTAGTATTCTTCTGGTAGCGGAGGCGCGTGAGCGTCTTCGCTACCTCTTTTTTAGCCTTCCGTTCCCCTCGCCTCCCCTTGTTTTTAAGAAAACGTTTTGAACAACAGTGCTTCGCCACAAAGCAAACAAAAGCCCGGGGAGTATATATATATTTTTTATTATTTTTTCTTCTTACAAAAATACCCTGTATAAAAACGATACTATTTTTGTGCTTTCGTGCAGAGTCTCGTTTTTCGCTATTTATTACATTAAAAATCAGATATTTAAACACCGCACGATTTTTGTACAAAATCGTACTTTTCGTACTAAAATGCACAAAAACGCATTTTGTACGCAAAACGATTCATCCGTACAAAATTGTACGATTTTAGTACGGTTATAACAATCTGATAATCAATATATTTAAAAATAGTCATGCACGAAATTCACAAAAGCACAAAAATACCCCCTTGTTTTTGAAAGGGGTATTGTTATGCTATTTTCCATCAAACTATTGGAAAACAGCATAAATAATCGTACTTTAGCTCCAACCATAAACCTACAACCTGATGATGACTACCAAAATAGAAGTGCCCGCCCATCTGCATGAGTATCTTGCAGGCAAATATTGCAGCCTGAACCTGAACCAACCAGTCCGCTTTCCCGATGGTGCCGATATCTATCATCAACTGTTCGACCTGCTTGAACGGCGACCGATATCAGCACCCGTGGATCGCGGCAATCTTGAAATCTGCCTGCCTAACCGAAGCATTGGAAAGCCACCGGAAACTTACAATTATCTTGGTTTACGTTCCACGCGGTTACTCGTTCGCAAAATAGAACTGATGATGTGGGCGGATGCTCACGAATTCATAGACGATCAGAAACACAGGCATGGTATCATATTCATCAATAGCATACATACCTTTATGACCAGATACGGAATTACCTCCATCTCGGAGGACGCTTTTCTCAAAAACTACTACCGATGGCGAAAACGCGTCCGCGCGAAAGAAACCAGGGCCTATAATAGTGGAAAAAAATTACCGAGCAAGCGTAGTTAATTGTCCGATTTACGTGCCAAAACAGGGATAAAAAGAGGATAAACAGTACTAATCATTGAAAATCAATAAATTATGAATAAGTATAATAACATGGGAGGCATCCTTTTTGCATCAATTCTCTTTGTCAGCGAGTTTGATATCTTTACCGTATTGGGTAACACCGCCTATATTTCGATTAAAAAAGGGCACGCCTGGCGTAACCTTCCCATATCCTTTTCTGTCACCGCTCCTGATGTTACCCCTGTAGAATCCGTTTCCGGAATCACCTATAACATATCCTCAAACATTCCCATCCTGCGCGCTTGTCTCTCCCCTGATCAGGCTGGCATCATTCGTACCGGATTAAAAGAAGGATGTGTATTAATGTGCCAGGATTGTGCCGGGTACAAGTTCGTATATGGAACCCCCGAACATCCGCTTCAGGGAACACTTACTGAAAAAATAGGAAAGAAGAAAACAGACCTCTCTTTCTACGACCTAAAACTGACATCCAAATCCGCCCATCCTCAACTCATTCCGTCCGGATTTTAACGTCCTTCTCCACCTCTGTATATAGCCGTATCATTGCACATAAAATTAAATGCAATGAGCCAAAAACGTATTGTTTTATCCGATTCGTCACTTAATTGCTACGGCTATCGGGTTCTGACATCAGGCCTTCTGTTAGAAGCTTTCCTGAAGAATCCCGTCATGCTGTACATGCACTTTCACGACGAAGGATCACCTATATGGTGCGATTACAAAGCGATTGGATATTGGGATGATATCAAGATTGAAGACGACCAACTTTCTGCCATTCCTGTTTTCGACAAGGTTGATGATCTATCAAAAACCATTGCCGCAAAATACGAAGCAGGGACTTTGCGTGCCGCCAGTATTGGTATCCGAATTCTGGCCACCTCCTCGGAAAAAGAATTCCTGCTACCGGGACAAACGCGTGAAACTGTCACCAAAGCGGTAATCATGGAAGCATCTATCGTTGATGTTCCGGCCAATGCCAATGCCGTTCGCCTTTACGATCGCTCCACATCTGTTAAACTGGCAGCAGGTATGGATTCACAAGTAGTGCCAGAATTAAAACCATTTAATCCCGAAACAATGAATTTTAAACCCTCATGGTCTGCGTTTCTTTCCTTTCTGGGTGTTGCACAAGACAAAGCTGAATCTACTGAACTATCAGCCGAAAATCTGGATGCAATACACGCTGAGCTGGAACGCCTGAAGGCCGAAAACAACACCCTGAAACAAGCGAAGCAGGATGCAGAAACGAAGCTTGAAACCGCGACATCTGAAGTCACAGGGCTGAAAACCGATAACGACACAAAGGATACGGAGATCAGTACGTTGAAAACAGAAAACGGTCAACTCAAACTACAGGTTCAGAATCTGAAAAATGGACCCACTCCTGGAGCAAATCCTCCGGCACCCAAAACCGAACCTGCGTCCGAATCCGAAAAGGAAGAACTCGCTGCTTTCTGCGAAAAGAACGAAGGGAATTACCAGGGTATGACCGAACGTCTCAAAGCCGAAGGTCTCCTGTAACAGCAACCTAAACTTTAACTTCAAACATTTATCATGTCAGAAACTAAATTAATTGATGTCTCCAAGCTCAACGAAGCCCTTGTCATCTATGATAAAGCGCTTCGCACACTTCCTTACGCCACTCTTACCGAGGTGGCCGGCATTCTCAAGTTCAACGTGCGTGATCTTCAGGGAAAGCACTCTCTTATCAATGAACGCCGCCGTGCCGGTGGAACTCAATCCTATAAGATCGGGAAAGATTTCGGCCTCGTTGAAAAGCTGCTCGGCTATGAACCTTCCGTCATCGAGCCGAAAGATGTAGTTTGCATCACCAAGGAGAATTCTCAAAAGTACGATGACAACGAACTGCTCATCATCGGAGGAACTCCCGTCAGCAATACCAACAAAAAACACCCGCTTGAGACAAAAGTGGCGTTCATGCTCGTTCGTTCTCACATCGAAGATGTCGTATATCAACTCTGCCATGCCGAACGTGATGACGACTCGAAATCTCCTGCCGGAGCCTTCGATGGTATCTTCACTAAAGCCGACATGCTTATTGCCAAGGAAATGATAAATGCAGCCCGTGGCAATTTCGCCATTTCCGGAGAGTTTGCCACCCCTACATCTGATACGGACTATGCCGCCTACGAAAACCTTGTGGAATGGATTGGTGGTGCAAATACCTATCTCCGTAGCAGTGTCGGAGGGGTTCCTCAACTGTTATGTGCTGAAACCGTCCTGAAATCAGCCCGTGCAGCTCTGCGTAACAAGCTGCGCATGCAGGAATATCCATCCATGCAACGTATGATCGAACTCCTGCGCGAAGATGCCATGTGCCCGTCTCTGATCATCTCTACTCATGAGTGTCTCGGTCAAGGCTCGCGCCTCCAAATGCAAAAAGTGGGCAACATCGATATAGCCTTTAACACCCAAGCAGCCTCCAAATTCTGCCAAATACGCGATATCTACGAGGACCCGAACGAATGGCAGTTCTGGCTACAAGCCGGATACGACACTCGTATCAATGACTGGCACGAAAAAGTATTCCGTACCAACGAACAAAAGAACACAGCTCTCGATCTGGCTGGTGACTACTGCAATACCGGTGCCGTACAGATTAATATCACCGGTGCCGATGCAGCTACCTGTCGCATTCAGGGCAAAGTTTCCACCCGTTACAACGGTCAGTTCTTCCTCGGTCTCGCACCTGGCAATTACACCATCGAGTTCGATTCCGTTGACGGTAAGACCAAACCGGCCAACCAGCAAGTTACTGTCGTAGCCGGAGAAGTAGCCACCGCAACCGGTGCCTATACATAACCTAAACCATAGAGGGCGGCCGATCACCGCCCTCTCATTATTCACTCAATAAACCATATCTTCAATGAAAAAGTTTATCATATTCGCTTTCTGCCTGTTAGCTGTTGCCATTATTGTAACGCTCCCGGATATTCAACCCCATTTTTCAACCGATGGTTCTAATCTGTTACTCACATTAGCCACCGGTCCGGCCTTTGCACCTCTGAAATGGCCAACCGGACAAAACAATATGGGTGGTTACAAAAGCCGTCTCTTATTCATTCCGTTCGATGCACCCGAGACCGTTCCGGAAGTTCCGTTACCATCGGTGGCAAAAGGTAATGACGAATTAGTCACCGCTACCGGTTCGTTTACTTTTCCTGCTGGTGGAAATTATACTCAACCTGTTTACCTGTACAGTACCGAAGGAGAAGTCGATTACAATGCAGAGCCACAAGGTGAAACCGATGGTATCTCATACAAACCGACTCTCAGCTTCTTCTTTCCCGGAAACACTCCCGGTATGCACGCCTTTAATGCTCTGGTAAAAAACACTCCGGGATACTATGTCTTTGAAGATGTTGATGGCCGGCAGATGTTACTCGGTCAACCGGGTCTGTACGCTAACACATCTCCTTCTTTCAAAGGAGGAAAAGCCCGCGCTGATCGTCGGGGTAGTACCTATACCGCTACTGCCGATTCCAACTATACCGCCATATTCTTGCAAACCCCTATTGACATGGAAGCGCTTGCTAAAGGCCAATATACTCCTGGTGGAGGAGGTGAAGGCGAAGGCCCTTCTGTATAACCAATTAAAGTAGTATGACTCGTCAAGAACAATTAAACAACTGGTTAGGAAACCGTCAGCGCACATACGCTGGCGGTCTCTCCCTGTTTGGTACTCTCGCAAAAGAGAGTATGAAACAAAAGTTTGCAACCTATTTCCAAGCTGCCCCGGAAGCTCCTCACATCTTCGACCCCCATTTCACGCAGCTTGTCAACTGCCTTTCCCGCATCTATCGTGAGATCAACGAATCTCCGTCCCTCTATCCCGCTGCCCTGGAAGAGGTGATTGTCGTAAAAGTCCTCAATGATGACCAGAGAGACAAAGAAGTGGATGAACGGAAGTCACGTATCTCTACTCTCGAAAGTGAGATCGAAGAGTTACACGAACGTATTGATACCCTCGAAGGTGATAGCGATGATCACATGGATGAAATAGCCACACTTCAACAGCAACTCGATGAACACATGCAGCAGCTCATTGATCTGCGTCATGAAGTCGAAGCCCTCAGTACTCCGGGTGTTAAGATCATGACCGAAGAATCTCTGACACCCGCCCTTCGCAAAGCCTACGCCCGTATTCGTGAGATCGCTCCGATTTATGCCAGCCTCCATGCCGATATTGCCAATCCCGATATTCCGGCCGAAGAACGGCAGCCACTTGCCGAGGATCTCTGCAAGCTTGATGATGAACGCCACCGTCTCTGGAAACAGATCGATGACTATGCTGAAGGCAAAGGGGCAACCCTTGACCTTGAGTCCGAACGCCCCGCGTTCAGTGAAAACAGCATCGTTCGCGGCATCGAAATCGCACGTCAAATCAAGCGTCTCAAGCAGAATATCACCAACAGCCGGATAGCTGCCGATAAAGCCAAGACAGACGGCCGTCAAGTGGTCTATGACAACGCCATGGCGCGGATCGCAAAATACGAGGTAGAACTTTCCGAACTTGAAAAGGAAATCGGAATAGTTACCCAAACAGACAATACAGGTGAAAAGGTTTCAGGATAACTTTCCCTGTGCCCTGCATCCCGGTTCCATCGAACCGTTCATGCACAAGGGAGACTGGGCAATACATGAAGTATTGCCCTCTCTTTTATCTGCCATAGGCCCGGCAAACATACGTATTGCAACATTCAGTATTTCGGAGGATAGTCTCAGACCCCTTTTTTTTCTCTCTGACGAGCGAATGATCACCGGTTTAAACCTTCTCCTTGACACTACCGTAAAGCGTCACAAATTAGACCTGTTTCTGTTTGCATCAAATATTACCCCGGAAATACGTATAGACTCCTGCCATGCCAAACTATTACTCGTCGAAAACGAGAATTATCGTTTTGGCATAGCCGGTTCTGCCAATCTGAACCAGAATCACCGTTGGGAATCAGGTGTTTATTTCACCACCGGGCGACATTATGACTATTTCTCCCAAGCATTTAATGAAGCCTACGAAAATTCATTAAGCTATGAACTTATCCGATGAACAATTACAGCAGATCAGAGAGATGTCGGCCGCCCTGATGCCTCCCACTGAAATAGCTATTTTGCTCGGACTACCTCCCGATCAGCACGACTACTTCTGTGACATCTGTAAAAATCACCGGCAGACCTCAATATTTAATGCCTACCATCAAGGCCGTTTACAAACCAAATACGAACTCCGTAAAACCGTCATCAAACTTGCCAAAGCCGGCAGCCCGGCAGCCGAACCGCTTGCCGACCGGTACATGAAAGAACAGATCATCAACGAGTAACACCATGCCTAAGAAAGACCCTACATACGAACGCATCGAACGTGCCCTTTATAAAGATCACGATGAAAGCGCCCTCATTCTCACTTCCCGTGAAATGGAAATCAAGGCCCGGATGATGCTCTGTGTCAGCAAGCGAATGGAATCTCCTCTCATTGAAGATTCCGAACTCGTGAACTTCCTGATGCACGGTTGTGGCGGCCGGGCCGAACCTGTCAGCAAATCACAGGCCTACCGTGATATCGCCATGCTTAATCGATTGGTCGGGAATATCCAGCTCGCTGCGAAATCATGGT